CAACAAAACTTCTAGTGTAATTAATATTCCCTTTCTCATTATTGCTTTCTTCTGTCAAAGTTTTAGCTGACGGATCTACCCCTAATATTCTCCTGTCGCTCCAACGCCCATTGATTCCTTGAGCGAACGTATAAGCTGGTAACCCAAATATATCCAAGTTTCCGCCTTCGGCTTTCCCTGCCATAAAATATATTCTTACGCTTTCTTTTAATTTGTTGTTCTCTGCTGTCGAATTAGCTACAACTGCAAATTTAACATTTTTAGTTAGCCATTTAGCCAATGCCTTTGTAAATTCCTCATCATAAAAATCTACAATCACACCGTAAAAATCGCCAGTTGGTAAACTATCTAAAAATTCTTCACTTGGCGTTGCTTTACTTGCACAATACCAAACATCTGGCTGAATTACATTTCCGTCACTATCTTCCTGTGATAAGAATGTTGCAACTCCCTTATACATTTTAGAATTAGCCCCAAAATCTGTTTTAACATCATCCAATTTTGTATACTTCTTGTAAGGTTTATCTGCCTCTTTAGTTATAAATAAGACTTTTCCAAAATCACCTAATAATAAAGGCTTTGTCGGTCTTATTACTGTTACTTTTATTTTCTTAGCCATTCTCTACCTCCGTTTTTACTTCTACATTTTTTATTAATTGTCTTGTTCTCTCGCTTGTTTCTCGCCAATTTATTTCCACATCAAAACTGAATCTGTAAATATACTGGCTACCTTCAAGGAAAGTTAAATCTTTTATTTCTATCTCGTCATCGCTTAGTCCAAATCCATTTCTGACAAGATCATGTCTTTTCTTAAAGACAATTATTTCAAGTAGTTCACTTGCCATTTCTTCAGCCCTTGCTTGTGTTGGAGCATAAAAATCAAATTGCAAATAAGCGATAACTAATCTCAAAGCCTTTTCTTTTATCTCTGTATCTGTTGTCTCAACAGTTCTATATGCACTGTATGCCGATTTGTTAAGACTTATCGTATGCATAACTGCACATTCTGTTGGTTTTTTAGCTACATAATTATCACGAATAACCTGGAAGTTTACAAAACTGGCTAACAATTTTCTTAATACTTCATTTTTCATTCTTTTACCTTTTCAATATAATAAATTCTAAGTTCATCGTGTTTCATATAGTTCTTAGCCGTTGTCACAATATAGTTGTTTCCCTCAAATTCAATTGTATTTTTCAAGTCGATGTCAATATAGCAATATATTTTCTTGCTATCCAAAGTAATTTGAATACCTTGATCCATAAGCATACCTATGTCTTGTCTATTAAGATTAAATACTGCTCCTTCAAATTCCTTGCTTTCATCAACTTCAACCAGTTCTGAATTAATCCACTCGCTAGTTTTCTTTGATATCTTACACTTACTAAAAAAACGCTTTGGAATAAATGTCTTATGTGCCATTTTATACCCCCACAATTTCGTAATCTATCGAATGAAATAAAGAATGTGTATCAATAAGCGGAGTGCTTTGTCCCTTAGCCTTTACAGTTTTGGGGTCGTTTGCTGCAAAATTACCACTCATTATTGTTTTCTTTATTTTCTGAACTACAAATGTTCCTAGATTTTCATAAGCCTGTTGCCCAGTCATTCCACCCTGAATAATTTGTTCGACTTGGCTTTTCATATATTCTTTTATCTCATTCTGTGCATTTGCAGTACCTACAGAAAGTCTGAAAAAAGGTCTAGCTGGAATTTTACTTGTTCCGTATTCGTTGAATATTGCATACTCTTGAACATCCGTATTACTTTTCAAACTTCCACTGCTCCAAAGCACTCCAACTTTAACAGCATGAGAACTTAAATATTTCAGTTCCTTATCAAGTTTTTCTAATCCTTCTAATTCATATACAATTTCAGACATATATCCGCCTCACGATACTTTCGATTTTTTCTCTCTTGTTGCTTGCAAAATCCACGAATGAATAAGAAATATCGTCAATCTTATAAGTTTTATACTTGCCAGCCTCTTCATCCATACTGTTTACAAAATCATTCACAAGCATAGATATTTCATATTTCAGCCAGTCTGGCAGTTCATCATATCCAGCCTTATAAGTTACTTCAATTTCTTTCTCTTTTGCATTACAAGGACAATTACTAAAATTAACAAACTCAATATAATTCCCACGACTTTTATATTCATCATCAGAATTAATACTTACAATTTCAACAACTGGACGTTTGTTTAAGTAAATCCGCTTATTATAATCATAATCCTCTGTGAGTGTTTCAACTTCTAATTTATATCCAGTCATATTTTCAATCTGACTAATCGCAACACTAAGCAAGGTTTCAACCCTAGCTTTTTCATCATCGGCTAAGGTTGTCCCCGTTATTTTTTCATAGTCATTTACTGTTATCAGCATTTAAACCACCTCTATTTTACTTTTAAAACTGAGAATGCTTTTGGTCTTAATACTTTTCCACCGATTCTTATTCTTGTGTAATATTCTGTAATTCTTTCATTTGGTTTTCTATCCAACTCTTGTTCAAAGTCTTTCTTCATATAGTAAGCGTAACCCTTTCCAAAATCGCAGAATACAGCTGGATATTTGCCTGTGTCAATACCTTCCAAAAATTCTTCAACATACACAGGGTATCCGTTAAATCTCATTGTTGCACCTTCAAGGATATTTGCCCACAAGTATCTACCATCTGCATCTTTCCACAACTTCATTTCTTCGTATAATGCTGGCGAAACATAGTAAGCTGAACCACTTCTGTAGCTTGATTTCATTCCTGTTTCAAGTTTAATTAAATCATCAGCAGTTACTTTTTTAACAGCTCCTGAAGTAATTGCTCCAGCTGTCACATTAGTATTTGTTAAAAATCCCTCAATAAATTGTTCAGTTGTTTCATTATAAGCTCCTGATACTGTCAAAGCTGATAATGTTTGTCCGAATTCTTCTGAAATCGCCTCTTTAATTTCCCCTATCATATCAAAAGCACTATCTTGTACTAATTCATCTGTAATTGGATATCTTACTTGTCTATATCCTGCTCTTAACTCAATTTTTGTATATCCTAATGTTCCGTCTTGAGTATTCCCTGCACCTTCTTTTACGATTTGGTTAGCACCTGTGATTTCATTTCTTACCGGAATTCTTATAATATCAGCGTTTCCTGTATAGAATTTACCTTTTAATAAGAAATTAGACGTCTCTTTTGTTTCTTTTAAAATTTCGTGTGACAAGATTGTCGGTATCAATACAGTTGCTTGTCCTGTGCCTATTGCGGCTTTTTCTAATCCTTCGATTTCCTTATTTCCAGTTCTCAAATATTTTTCAAAAGCAGCATTTGCTTTTTTCTCTTCGGTTTCAGGATTTGCCACACCTTTTTTCATAACTTCGTCTAATGTTTCAGCCATTTTCCCGAGTTCTTCATTAGCCTTGTTGATTTTGTCTTCCAGCTCCTCATTTTTTTTCAAAGCTTCAGTTAAATCTTCATTTGTTTTTTTTATGTCCTCTGTATTCTGTCTCAATCCTTTTTCAAAATCTTCAATGTTTTTTTGCATATTATCATCTCCTTTATTTTTATTTATATTATTATCGCCTTTTACCGTTTGCACAGTCGCTCCAGGTACTGCACCTTTTAAAACTACACTACCCTCGATAACTTCAAATTCTTTAATTATTCTAGCGTTTACTTCTCCTTTGTCAGTTTGAACTCTCCCAAACTCCCTTTGTTTTAGAAATCCGCCAACAGACATTTCATAATTTGCTCCACTTTTCATCATTGAATAAACTTTTTGTGCGTCCTGATTTATTGCATTACCATTATCATCTGTTGACAAATCAAGTTTAGCCGAGAATTTAAGATTTCCAGTTTCATCTTGATAAACTTTCAAAGTTCCGATTTCCTTACTCTGGTCGTGCATATGTAACAAGAAATAAGTCTTGTCCTTATCCACTTTATCAAGTGCTGTTTTATCAAAATAATCACCGTAGCTGTCGATAACGCTATGTGTTACCAATTGCCCTTCAATTATTCCTTTTTCTTCAGTATCTTGTTTCAATACCATTTTGACACTTTTATTGAATCTTTCCACTTTACACCTCCTATATTAATTCGCAATGACAATTTATAATTTCACTCGCTGGTGCTCCCAACTGATGAGGATGTTTCAATCCACAACTAAAAGTTTCATTTGCCGGGATAGTTTCCTTATCACATTTCAAATGGCTTTCTCTGTCAGTTTTACCACCGCCAACGTGCCACCAAGTCTTTTCCAGTCCTGCCTGCTCCAATCCATTGTGATACGTTGTTGTTGCAGTAGTGGCTGTTTCAGTTCTTGCAATAATCATTGCCCTTTTCTTTTCCATACCTTTTACTTTTTGAGTTATCTCTTTTGCAATATCCTTAATATTCGTACCACTTTCCTGCCCACGAACTATGATTTTATTTAAAATATCTTTCGTAGTTTTAGTGATATTTGTTACCTTTTCAGCAATTACCTTTTTGCTCAACGCTTTCAATGTTTTATTCTTAACTGCTGGAATTAGTTTTTCATCAATGCCACGATGTGTAACAAGAAAATTAGACGTTTCACTTACTGTTTCAAGTATCCCTTTTTTCAATTCCTTGAATAATTGACTTGCAAATGTTTCCCAAGCAAATTCACTCAAAAACATCTGCTCATTTACATCAATTTCTCCACGTAATTGTTTGAAAACTAATCTTAATCTATTAAATTGCTTTAATATCAACCTATTTCGCATTTTCAGCTGACTTTTTGCCAGTATCTTTTTTTGTGAGTTGGTCAACTTAACTTTCTTTGTTTTCTGCTTCTTCTTCGCCATCGTCTTCCTCCTCAACTGGTTTTACATCTTCATATATTTCTTTGAGCGGTGTCATTGATGTGCTTATCAAAATATCATCTCCATTCTCAATTGGTGGATATTCAAGCTCTGCCCTCTTCTCATTTATCGTCAAATAACTAAGATTATTAAGCATTGTCATTTTCTCTTTTCTGTCTTCTTTGAGCACTCCAATCGTACTTGTATCAAAATCTATGTATTCGTTACTTTCTAACTTGTCTTTCATTATGTTGTTGAGATATTCGGCTATTTGCTCAACTAATGGCAATATATTCTCTGTATATAAATCTTTTTTAGCTTCTTTATAATTGCTAAACTTGCTGTTTGTCCTATCCCCAATTAAGATACTAGGCACATTCATAACAGCTGCAGTAGTATTCCGAATCTCGTCCATTGCATTAAGAAAATCGAAGTCCTGTGGCGAAAAGTCTGCCTCTTTTATTTCCGCTCCTTCTCCATCTAGGATAAGTGCTTTCCCTACATTCCTAGAACCGCTATTCTGCTCTATTTCGTTCTTAATTTCCTTTTTCTTAAAAGCGTTCAGGAACCTTTTAACAACGATTATAAGATTTCTCTTACCGCCATTCTTTAATATGCTGTTGTTCCATTGCATTATGTAACACCAGTAATTGTGTAAAGCGGTTAAAGATTGTACTTTGCTTATTCCGTGTCCTGCTCCAGCGATATTGTCATAAATATTCACACCTTTGATATAGTGAAACATTTTTAAATCTTCGCCCTTGTATTCCTTGTTGTTAATTCTTATTGATTTAATTCCATTCAACACATTTTCGTTATCGTATTCAATGTGATAAGAGCCTTTTTTAAATAAAATCAATTCAGCTTTTGTAAATAAATCAACTCTCATTACAAGCAGTTCTCCAAACAAAATATAATACAAAGCAAAATAATTTATAAATTGGTCTGTATTAAGCAAGGAATTAGGATTTTGCAATGTATTTAGCACATAGCTGCTTTTAACATCTCTAACATTATCCCCATATCCTTTTTTATATGTTCCCCATTTTAAATTATTTATTGCTTCATTTATTCTTGTAATAGCTGAACTTGTAAAAGGATTCTTATACAACTGGCTCAAAAACTTTTCAGGGTCTTCATCTTCGAGCGTATAACCATTTATAAATTCAGATAACGTAACTGGTGACCTAGTACTCCAAAATCCTTTTGAAAAAATATTAAGTCTCATCCCCCACCTCCTCTTTGTAATAATGTTTTTTTGAAACATACGGCGTATATTCACTTATTCCGTATTTAATTGCATCGAATGTATGTGGGTCGATATTAAAAGGTTTTTTTGTCTTGGGATTTTTAGCAATTAATCCGTCTTTGTTATAAAACCATTTCATTTCTGTTAATTCCCTGTATGTATTCGGACATACATTCTTATCAATAAATATATTTCTGAATGACTGTATTTTTCTTACTCCTGCTTTACTCATATCAGTCGTTTTTTTTACTGAATTAATCAAAAGTCCATTCATATTGTAAAAAGTAATTGCTTTCGGCTCTGAACTATCAGCATATATTACTTCGCCTTCTTCTATCATTTTGTGCATAATTTCCATTTCCATCATTTCGGGATCTGTCAAATGATTGTCGTAAAATTCTTCATAGATATACAAATCGTTCAACTCTTCATCAATTACCATTCTTACAATAGCGTTATAAGAATGTTCAAATCCAAAATCAAACCCAGTAAATCTATTCCATTTGCCTTCGATTATTTTTTCTATTCTGCTTTGTTCCATATGATGTAAATTTCTAAATAACGTATCTCCAGCACTTCCAAATCTCCCTAATGTCTTTATTGCTCTCAAATAGTCATCTGTTTCAGTTTCCAAATCTGCTATAAAATTGTCGGGCAAAAATTTGTTGTCTGTGTATACTGAATGATGTAAATATATATTTTCAGAAAATACATTTCCTTTTTTTAAATTTACTTCATTCTTTATTTTCATGATTCGTTCAATATATAAATTATTCTCATCTTTACCAACACTCTTTAATACTTCTGTCAAATATTTATACGTCCATACACCAAATTCATTGGGATTAGTCGTTAGTATCAATATATTTCTATTTTTGATACTTCTCAATCTTGATTTCAGCTCTTTAAATGATTTATAATCAATCTCATCTGCTTCCTCAATCCAAATTGTATCTATATCCTTTATTGATTTTATTTTCTTAACATTATCAAGCCCTCTGAAAATAAATTCAGTTCCTGTCACAGTACAAGTAATTTTCATTGGAGTTGATGTGAAATAAAAATATTTTTCGAGCCCAAGCATATAGATAATATCTTGAATATCCGCATAACAACTCTCTTTTAAATTTTCTCTTATCTGTCGAACAACTAATATTTTTCTTTTTTCTTTCAAAGCTGAAATTACTAATTTAAAAGCTGCATTGTATGATTTGCTACTTCCATAACCTCCTAACAAAAAATAAATGTGTTGGCTATCATCCAATAAAAATTCCTGAAAATGTTTATTCACTTCTCTTGTTATTTCCATCAGATCCCCACCAACTTGATTTCTATTTTATTATCTTCGTCTACATCAGTATTTAATTTGGATTTCTCGATTTCTAGTTTTTCCTTTTGAATATTCTCGTTTTCTAACTCCATTTCCAATTCTGCTTGCCGATAACTTCCAACAATCTGTCCGCCTTTGTAAATCTCTTTTTCAAATTCTTTTAAGACTTTCAAACGTGTATTTATACGTTTCAGAGTTTCATCATCTTCCAATCCAATTTCCAAAAATTTCTCTTTTAATTTTCTTTTCTCGTTTTCCAATTCTAACAATTGTTCTTTCAAATCGTTATATTTTTCTTCTGTTATTTCGGTTAAAATTATTTGACTTTTCTCAATTTGAATCGCCCTAACACTCTGCCTTTTTCGGTAATAAGTTGCCCTAGAAATCTCATTTTTTCTCATTATTACATCTTTAGGAATATCATCAATTATGTCTGATTTTATCTGTGTTTCCTTATCAATCACAACCGTTTTTTTTGGTTGTTTTTTGCTATTTTCGGTTGTGCCTTTTTTGGTTGTAGTATTACGTTTTTTTTTAACCCATTTTTCTTTAGCACTCCAAGTTTTTATTGTATTTAATTTTACGTTGTATTTCTTAGCTAAAACACTCATACTTGTGCCATTTTCATACTCGTTCTTAATCAATAATTTTATGTTTTCATCTTTCATTTTTCCTTTACCTTTTTAGTTTTTAGACAAAAAAAGACCGTATATATAAAATCAAGGCTTTTTAGTTCCTCAAATTTATAAATACGGTCATCATTTTGTGTACGTCGTTATTTATATTTTATTCAATTGTTGTTTGAAACTTTTGAAATCAGGTTGCTTTTTTGCATACTCTGTTTTGATATTTCTTAGTTTCTGTTGTTTCTATTAATATAATCCCATTAGGTCTTTTATCAATAAAGATTTTTCCTATTTTTTCACTTTCTAAAAAATCTTTAATTTCTTTGAGTTCTTTGCTTATACTCATTTTACCTCCTAATTATACCTTATTTCCCTATTTTTTTCAATCCCATTTCTTGAAAATATTTTTCTTTCAACTCGTCAAAATTCATTTCATTTATTTCGTCAAATTTCAAAACTTTTTCTTTAAATTTTTCAAATTCATCTTCCAATTTTTCTATCAATTCTTTCGTATTTGTTTCTTTGCAATCCCATCCGCTATCGCCAGAAAATGATTTTTGTGCTGATAGTTTAAAAATTCTGTTTTTATATTCAACATAAATTACAAAATTTTTAAGTATCATTTGATCCTCAATTCCATAACTAGTTTCAAATTCTCTGTTTCCCATAAAATCTTCAATCAATTCTTTAAATCCTCTAAAAATCAAATAATCCAAATTAATTTTTCCCATAGTTTTCTCCTTCTTGTTTCCTTTTTATATTTATTATACCTTTTCTAAACTCTAATTGCAAAAAATACAATCAAATTTATTGTTGCATAAATCAGCAGAATATTTAAAAACCAAAAAACTAAAAAATAAACTATATTGTAAAGTGTATAATTAATTCTGGCTATATTTTTAAGATTCTTTTTCACTTTTTCGACTAAAGCATATAAATAGCTAACTAAAAAGAAAACTAAAAATATTGTAACTGCTGCACTTAAAATTCTTATTATTATTCCCAATATTTAATCCTCCTCTGTTATTACAATCGCATTGTCAATTGTAACTCTGCGATTGTTTTCGTTTATTAAGTTTAATGATATTCTTCCGCTCTCATCCGAATCTCTTAATCTTATCATTCCTTTATATTCTTTTAAGAGTTTCCCGTCGAGAGTATAAATTTGTACTGTCCTTTTTAGCCCTTTCGTATCACTCTCCCAATCTTTTTGAGTATCTTCCCATCTTGCACAGCTTCCTGTCAATCCTAAAATTGCAATTCCTAATAATAGTTTTTTCATTTTAATTCCCTTTCTTTTTTATTTTAACCAAACTAAAACCAAATTATTGTGGTTGTGTCCTAAAAGTTCTTTCGCTTCCGACAATTTGTTTTCTAAAAGCTTTCTTTCTTTGTATAAATCAAATAGTCTAAAATCAATTATTACACATGAATTCGGATGCTTCATTTCGTATTCTCTTTCTCTCTCTTCAATCCTGTAGTTGATTGCGTTCAACTTTTTTTGGAGAATAAATATTTCGTTTTCTAGAAAATCTTCTTTTTCCATTTTTATAACCTTTCTCTAATTCAATCGACTTTTCACGACTAATCTTTTTCCGTATAAATACTGTGTTTTTAAGCATTATCCCAGTCAAAACGACTTTCTGTGACTGAACTATTTCAAAAAAGAAATTCCGAATAACACTAGCGACCCCACAATCAATATTTTGAATATATTTTTTGTTGCTCTTTTTCTCGCAGACTTTCTTTGAATCGTTCTGGTATTAAAACTTTCAAATAATTGATTTTTGATTGCTTCATAATAATTTGCTAATTCATTTAATTCGAGCCACACAAATAATATTTCTAAAAAAATTGTTACAGCTAGCAAATAAATTTTTATCATATTTCCTCCTTAAATGCCTTAAAATGATTTTTATAAATTTTCTTGAATTCTTTTATTTGTTCATCATCCAAATAAATACCCCTTACGTTGTATTTTCTTTCAAATGTCTGAACTCCCCAATTATGTTTCTGATTGTGATGTAGTCTACACAATGAAATATACCGACCTTCCTGTCCAGTGTCTTTTTTATAAGTTCCATGAGTGCTTGCGATTGAATCCCAATGTTCCAAATCTATACTGTTACTTTCTGTATGATATTTTCCACATACAGCACATTTTCTATGTTTCAGCATAGAATAAATATATTTCTCCTCGTTCTGCTGTTTATATAGCATTTGCATTTCTTCCCACATTGCTATATCGTTCTGAAGAAAATAATCAAATAAATAATTAGTAAAGGCTATTGCTCCATTATTACTCATCATATCAAGTTTTAGACTGAATGTGCCTGTAAGGGTTAATAAAAATCTTTGCATTTCTTCCCGGACAAAATCTATTAAATCATTTGTTACAATATTTATCTTAGTTTCCTTTGTATAATTCTTATCTAAAACTTCGTTCAGTCTGATTTTTAATTTTTCTTCTATATTTTTAAAAGGCTTGTAACCTTTCAAATTAATTCCGCTGTGCCTGATATAAAGTTTTTTTAAGTCTTCCTTTGCCTTATAAAGAAAATAATCAGAAATGGCAGGCTTTTGCTTGCTAGTCTGCCAATTTATGTCTACGCCTTTCAGCTTGTAAGCATAGCAGTCTATAAACCAGTAAATTAATTTTTGGTTTTCCCTGCTCATTCTCTTAGACATCCAAGTTTCCTTTCCGCCAAGCATGTCTAAAATTCATATATCCTACAAACCTTTTCTTTTTAGTTTCTTCGTTTGGCTCATATTCCTTGTCTGAATTTTGGATTTTCTGGCGACTTTTAACTATGTTGTTAATTGAATATCCGTCGTATATTTTAGCTGCCTGATCTTGTGTTATTATTCCGTCCTCAACAAGTATTAGACACATAACATACGTATCTGGATTTTCAGCGTTTCGTGTTTCAGGATATTCTTCCAAAATACTTCTAACTCTATTTTTTGCTAATCTTTTACCCATTATTGCCTCCTAACTAAACAAGCTGTTAATTTCATATCTGTAGCTTGTTCTTTTCTTTTGTTGAATTAACTGTTTTCCAAGCTGTCTTGCTTCATCTATGCTGATACTTTTCTTACTTGTTATTTTGTAAAACTCATCAAAATTATGAATATCTATTGCATAAGTTTCTGACAAATCTCTAAAATTAAGTATCATATACGCTTTGACATTCTTTTTCTTTGCCTCAAGTCGTAAATTGTACAAAAATGTTTGTTGTTCGTCAACTGTGTCTTTTATATTTGTGAATGGCATTGATTTGCCTAAAAAACTTTTCAGCTCCACAAGGACGAGCAAGCCGTCCCTGAAGAGTACAAAATCACATAAGTTTTTATTTTTAAATCTAACCATCTGCCCGTTAACAGTCCCTGTTGTTCCGTCTTTTAGTCTTTGTAAAAAGATTTCATCAGTATTAACACTATTTTTAAAATCTTCCTCAAATTTTTTCCCTGCGTTTGTTGCCATTATTCAACTACCTCTGCTTCCTGAACAGTTGCAAGTGTTGCTCCATATATTCCATCTTTTCCTCTTTTTGTAATCATTATTTTGCCCTCATCAATAAACTTTTCAACAATTCTTGTACATTCAGTTGGATGTATTTTTGTACCAGACTGCACCTCTTTTGACCTATAGTAATATGGCTCATTCTTTTTCACAAATTCAAAAACCTTGTTTTCCTTTTTTGCTTTCTCCTTTTCCTCACGGCTCTGTTTCTTGCTCTCTGCAACGCTAAATGATTTCGCTGGAGAATTTATTGGCTCACTCTCTTTTTCTTCGCTCACGCCTTTCTGTGTTGCTTTAGTGGTTTTATATTCAATCTTGTATGTTCCGTATTGTCCTTTTTCAATTCTTTCAACTGTACGATTGATTTTAAATTTAATCATTCTTATGATTTTTTCAATCATTTCAGTTTTAAAAATTTTAGTATTGTCAACTAAGCCTTTAATAACGTTTTTAATCATTTTCACTTTATTGATTTGTAAAGCTATAACAAAGCAGTCAGCTATTTCTTCAATCATATTGCTGTTGTCTTTATAAAATGATTTACGCCAATTTTTGTGAGCTTCCTGTAGCTCTTCGATTTCCTCGTAAAGTTTCAGCAGCTGCGGCTCTGCTCCGAAAAATCTTTTTATTTTTACAAGTTTTTCTCTATCTTCCCTATTCAGTAATAATTCCTTTGGATTTTCTCCAAACAATTTTTCTGAATTTATTTTTTTGATAATATTTCTTGAAATTTCATCAAGTTTATTCATATCATCAATATCTGTAATTTCAAGCATTTCATTTAATCTTGTGCAATATTCAGATTCTGTTACGTTCTCTCTTTGAGAATCAGTTAAGAAATTATTATATATAATTCCTGAAATCTTATCATTCGCAAATTCAATGTTTAATTTTAAGTCCGAACGTTTAAATACAAACTGAACTTTCTTGTCTTCCACGTTCTTTTTAATCAATTTTGCATTCTCTAAATTGTATGCTCCTTTACAGCTGTTTATCATATAGTCTACTACGTTATTTCCTAACATTTTATTTCCTCCTGATTTTATATATTTTATTTATTCTTTCTCATCTTAACTTTCAATATTTTCTCAATCCGCTCAATCTTTTTTCTGTTTTCTTCAAATTTTACTCCATTTGCTTTTATTTCTTCTGCCATTTCCATCATTTTGCTGTTTAGTATGGCATTTACCTCTCTTAAGCTGTCGTTCTCAACGCTTAGCCTGTCCTTTTCTCTTTTTAGATTTTGCATTTATCCTCCTAAAATATTCTAATCTGTTCCGCTATAATTCCTTGCTTTTTTCTATGCTTTTTTAGAAATAACTGCCTGAATATTGCTTCTAAAACAGTCACAACAATACTGTTTCCTGCCTGTTTGTATAATTGTGCATCCGAAATTCCCACAGACTTTGCGGCATAATAGTCCATATCTCTGAATCCCATTAATCGCCAACATTCAAGTGGGGTTAGTTTTCTTATTCTGCAAGTATCACTATGCAAAATTTTGATTCCTTCTCCCTTGTTCGTTGTAAGAGTTGGACTCAAATTAGTTCTGTATACATTTCCGTTCATGCCTTTTCCACTTGGATTTATATTCACGATAAAGTTATTTTCCTGCCATGAACTCTTAGTTAAAGCTGGAACTATATTTTCTTTTATTCCACCTTTGTTAAATCCGTGTGCTTTTTGCAAGATTTTAGGCTCAAGCCCACCACCTTGCATTGTGTTGAGACAAGGGCTTATACCATCAGGGCTGTATACTCTTCCTGTTTGCGGATTTCCACCAAAACTTTCTGTATTCTTTAAATTCCCTAGTTGTATTATGAAATTGTCGGTTGGTCTCGCTCCTGCTCTTGTTGTTATGGCAAACGCAGTATTACATTCTTCAAGTTTTCTAGGATTAAATCTTTCGCCCCTTGTAAATCCGTTTCTGTTTTTCATGTCAGAAAAGCATTTCAGATATTTCTCGGATAAATAATACTTGTCATCTACCTTTTCCTCTTCCTCTAGCAAGTCTTTCATTTTAGATTTCAGTTCAACTGGCTTTGGAAATTTATAGTGCATATTCTCAAGACTGCTTACAACAAATACTCTCTCCCTGTTCTGAGGTATTCCGTAGTCTTTGGCATTAAGTACTTCCCAGTTACTGTAATAGCCTAAGGAATTTAGAAAGTTTAACCAACGCTCAAAATCTTTGATAAATTTCTTGCCTACTAAATTTTTAACATTTTCTAGTAAAAGATACTTCGGCAATGTTCCGTTTTCCTTAGTTTTAAGAAGCAACCTTTCAACTTCCAAAAGTAATCCACTTCTTGTATCTTCGCTTATTCCTTTTCGATGTCCGGCAATGCTCAAATCTTGGCATGGAAAAGAGTATGTAAGTAAGTCACAGTACGGCAACTCCTCCATTTTTGATATATCTCCAAAGTTGTGGACTTTGCCGTGAATTGCTTCATAGCTTTTAATAGCGAACTTATCTATTTCAGAAATTCCTATAACTTCATAATCGATTCCGATATTCCTCAATGCCATTGCTTGACTTCCTACTCCTGCAAAAAGTTCTATGACTTTGATTTTTCGCATTTATCCTCCTATCAACATTTTATTTTTTATTTCCGACAAATCAACTTTATTTTCAATCTGTGCTGTAATATTTTTATACTCAAGCCTTATGAAATTCATATTTTCTGTATTGCCAATCTTGGCTTCTTTGTAACCTATCATTCTAGGTTTTATTTGTCCGAATAGTTGGCTTGTACCCCTGTAATATTCAGAAGTTTCATAAGGACGTTCACAGAAGCCTTTGTATATATCATCAAAATCCCATTTCAAAAAATTCTCAAATTCATCATCTTTCATCGTGCATAGTCTATTCCAGCCTATATAGTCGACTACGGCGTGTACTCCCTTATCCTCGAAACATACCATACCCTTTCCACCGTTTTTATTCAATGCTGTTTTTAGTAGTTTTTTGGCATAGAACACTTGTTTGTCTATATCACATTTTCCTCTTGCCACTCTAATTATTTCGGATACTTTGGGTATAAATTCCAATTTACCACTATGAATAATTTTTTTTATAGCGATTATAAATTCTTCTCCAGTCAAAGTATCTTTCAAATCTTCAAAATAAGCATAAGATACTGATTTTAAGTTTTTAGTGTTCGGAAAATGTCCTATCAAGTAATTGAATCCTGTGTTAAATTCTTCTATTGTCATTTTTTATTCCTCCCGTTCACATCCGTAAAATTTTTTCAAGCCTTCTTCTGTTACTGCAAAATCATTATTTTGTTTTTGAAATTTTAGCTTTTTAGTTGTTGTCGTTTTTTGTTTTAAATAACTCTCAAACTTGTTTCCAAAAAGAGTTTCAGGACGTAAATACTTTTCCATATCTGTGTCTAGCCACTCTTTACACTTTTTGTCTATAACAATTTTAAAATCTTCCAGCTCATAACCTTCATTTCGCCTGGCTTTTATAAGTCGTTGTGTCTTAGAAGATTCTGGATTGTATTTTTCTTTTCCTGTACGTTCTGTTTTTTCGTTCAAATAATTAATAACCTGACTATATATATTATTTAATATATTAGTATTATTATAATTATATATAGTATTATTATTTGTCGGATTTTTTTCCGAGTTATTTTCTTGTTTTTCGGATTTTTTTCCGAGATTATTCGGATTTTTTTCCGAATTTTGTTCAGAACTCGGACTTTTCTCCGAGTTATTATCTTTAAATTCATTCCAAGTTTTACCTTTTGTAGTAATTCTTATTAAATCTTTTTTGCCTTGCTTTATATATTCAATAAGCCCTTTTTCCTGCAATACTTTTAAATTTCTATAAACAGTATCGGACTTTTCAAAAAACATCGGCAATTCTTCAAGTATCAAATTTCTTGATACAAAATAATAAGTTCTATTTTCAATTATTTCTTCTTTCGCCCAAGCTGGAGCTTCGTACAACAAAGCAAACAAAATTCCTTGTGTTGCATTTATTTTCCACTCCATACATTTGGCGTTGTTTAAATATGTCGAGAATCTCATAATTTTACATCCCCTTAATTTTATTTTTTACTGCTCTTAAAAGTTCTAGCTTTCCTTCTAATTGGTTTTCCATTTTTTCTATATTTTCTAAAGTCAATTTTTTATTTGAAACACCGTTTTTCTTTTCGTATTCATAAAGTTTCAAAAAAAAGTTTGGTCTATTAAAAAAAGATTCTATAGGAAAATTTGCTGTGTTATAATTGTATTTTTTTGAGTTGCAACTCCTACAAACTAATGATAAATTTTCTTTTTTGTTTGTTCCACCAACACTTTTTGCTTTTATATGTTCTATACACAAATCATCTTTTTTAAAATGCTTATTACAAATTTGACATTCACATCCATATTTATTAATTAATTCATTTTTTGTTTTCTTATTATTCTTTGCCATAATTTCTCCTTCTTATCATATCTTACATTAGCTGGCAATATGCCAAAATAGTTTGGTTTTTCCATTTCCGTCACATTCCTTTATTTTTTATTTTGACTTTTCTATAATTTGTGATATAATATAATCACTCTGGGGTAACCCCTAAGGGAACTTATTCAAAATATAAAACAAAACGATGACAAATTGGGCTGGATTTTTCCAGTCTTTTTTGTTATAATTGTCCTATGCGAGTTTCATCGGCTCGCAATATTTTGAATAAGGAGGTAGTGAGATGGTAGATTTCATTGCGATATTTATTCTTTTTGTAATTATTTATTACAGCTTGAATAGATAGGACATGAATTTCACCTCTACTCCTCTACCCTTAGGGGTTTTTGCACTTCGTTTGAAGTGTTTTTTTGTTACTTAAATTTTTCCAATTTCAATCTTTTCTGATCTCGAATTATAAAATATCCTTGACTGTTAAGATATATTTCGTTTATCGTAGTCCTTTTTGTTCCTGAATCAAACAGCAATACACTTGCTTCAGTTACTTTGCCGTGCCTTTTGCTAATCCTCTTAATCTTTTCCCTATTCCCTGTTTCTTCTAAAATATGCAAATTTCCATATTTCAGACATTTTTTTAAAAATTCTTTAAACATTTTTTCCTCCTTGAAATTTATAATTCATTGTGATATACTCCTTATGTTAGCAACATTTTAAAGGAAGTGCTAACGCTCAAAAGAAAGGGGGAATATATATGAAAATTAAATTCAAATCTAGTACTAAAAATTTTGAAGAACAACTTTACGATGCAATAAATTCAGAAATTTCTGAAAAACTTGGAACAGAAGTTGATATAAGAAAAAACACTTCTGTAAACACTCCTGCTGACCACTTTTTTACACCTGAGTTTATACAAATTGAAACTAATAATAAATTTCAGAACATAGAAGAATTTCTAGCATATATTGATGTTCACAATACCCAAGATTTAAAAGAGTGTCCTGATGAAAAAATAAATGATCATGTAAAAACATTTACATCTTCAAGCACTTGGCAAGAACTTTTTGATAAAGCTGTTAAAAAAGTTTTATAATTTTAGACAGAGCCTTTTAAGGTTCTGTTTTTTTACAAAATATCAATTAAGCCTTATATTCTTTTAGAAAATTCTTCAATCAATTTTTCAATCTCTTCTGTATTCAGCTTCACATCAATTCTTAATTCATTTTTCTTAACAGTTTCCGAAATTTCATTCTCCAAAGTTGCTGTTTCCACAAATTTCATTTTTACGCTATTAGAAATTGTGTCAAAATCTCTCAAAGTAACATTGTTTTCTTTTAATATTTCAATAATTTTCATTTCTATTAATTTGTTTTTTTTCATTTTTTCTTTAATATTCATTTCTCATATCTCCCTTATTTCATTTTTACCCCCTTTTGAGTTATAATAATATCGCCAAATAAAATCAAATCCTCAAGAAAGGAGGTGTTATTATGTTTCCCAAAATTCCAAAAGAATTACTTTCTCAACTTAAAATGGCTCAAGAAATTTATAGACAAAATACACTTTCAATACAGTTAGCTACAAATCCAAGTGTAAACGCATATTTAGATATGAAAAATTATCTCCACTCAAGTATTTATCCTATTGACCAACAATTATCACAAATAAGTTTAGTTGCCAAGTCTGTTATACCAGATTATATAGTTTGGAGTGAATTTATCAACTCTGCTATCCTTACCTATAAAAATACCAAAGAAGAAGAGTTTGAAATAACGGTTAATGAAATTCCTGTCACTATTATCAAGTCTAAATTAGAAGAATACATCGAAGCCTTCAAAAGTCTAAAGCTTTCTATTCCTAAAGATTCGGTTATAAAGCTAGCAATTTCGTATTACATCTTTGCGTTGCTTTTATTTGTTTTTACAACTGTTCCTGAATTAAAACCCGCAGGAGAAAGTTTTGCCACATGGATTTTCAAAACAGGAGGATTAACCTTTCAAAAATATTTTATAAAAATCGTCTCTCTTTCTAACGAAAATAATGCTTCAGATTTCTTGTCAGAAAATTTATTTGATGTAACAAAAATATTTTTATTTTATTTAGTTAAAAAAGGTTACGATAAAACTTTCAAAAAGAACTCCAAATAAAACATAAAATATTAGAAAAGGTAGTATTTCATATATTGCCTTTTTTATTTTGCTTTCATATTTGAAATATATTACAGCAACCGTTATATATCCAATGCCTACTAATATATTTTGAATATTTACTCCATTTTTTATTACTTTAAACGCTTGGTAAGCACATAATATGAATATAAAATTAAATTTGTCTATTTCACATTTCATCTCACACCTCCTTCCTTTTCTTTTTGGTTTTTTTTATCTTTCTATATTTTCTTGCATTATTGCAATATAATTTGCATAAAAAAATTAAAAGTCTCTTATTATTTTTTCAACTTTTTCGATTATTTCTGTATTATTATTTTTTATAGCCAATCTCAATCCCCAGTCAGAATATCCGATTTTCTTTCTTATATCCTTCCAAAAAATCTTTTTTTCAATCATTTTCATTCTGATTTGTGTATATTTATCAATTTCCATTTTTCACCACCTCTATTTTATGATAACATATTTCTTGCGTTATTGCAAGAATATTTTTTAAAAAAAGAAGCCTTTTACAGCTTTCTTTTATTTTTTTATAATCCTATATCATATACAGCCAGTTTATGTCCGTTTTCTATTATGTTAAAAGTTCCTGCTTGCCCTTTTGGAACTTCAAAGACAATTGTCTGGTCAATTTTATTTCCAACTGGTATATCATCAAAATTAAATTCTCCAAATTCAACAACACTTACATCTGGTTTAATTAGTTTTTTATCCTTAGTTTCAATTTGGTAATGTTCTGATATTGCACCTGGCACTATATTTTTTGAAATATTTTCTTTAGTAAGTTTTACAACTATGTATTCATTCCCTTCTTTAGGTTGTGAATACTCTCCTTTTTCTACAACTTTAACATCTGTTACAGTTTGTGCTGTGTTTTCAATCACACCTCTTTCACCTTTTTTAAAATACTTGGTAGGTTGCTTTTGTTCGGAAGCTCCATTTGCATTTTCTGCTAATTTTGAAAACCCAAAAGTAATTATTTCAAAAAGTTCTTTGTTTTTTTCATCTTGTCCATCAACTTGCCAATTTTTACCGTTCTTTTTCAACACGACATCTATATTTTTCTCATTAAACTTCAAATCTTTTGACTTTAATTTTTCCTCAAAATATTTTGTTGTAAATTCTTCTCCAAGTTTTTTCATTTCTTCTTCACTTTTCCCAAAATTTGAAAAAGCCAATGCCATTCCTTGTTGCATAAATTCTGGAAAATAAGAACTTAAATCTGGAGCTTTTATATCAAGATTTACAATTGCTTTATCTCCTTCCACTTTTGTTTTCTTGATTTTGTAACTCATTTTTTTGTATCCGCTTAAGAAAATTTTTACAGTTTCATCGTTTGCCGACATTTCCGAATTAGGATTTAACTCCTTTATCTTTTTTACATCTCCTGTTTGAAGCGCCTTTAATACACTTTCTAAATCTTTCTGTGCTTGTGGTGTTCCACAACTGAATACAAATAACATCATCGTCAAAACCAATAATATCTTTTTCATTCTTTTCCTCGCTTTCTATTTTATAATTTATTAAATTATATCATATTTCAAAGAAAAACAAAAGTATTAAAAAAGAGTTATCCCATTATGAAATAACTCTACATTTAATTTAAAACATTATAATTTTAGCCTATATCGACTTTTTAAAAAAAATCATTGATACAGTACAATCCATATTATATATAACACTTGCGTCTCTCTTTGTCAACTGAATTTTTCAACTAGTTTTAATAAATATATTCAGTGTTTTCTTTTGTTTTTTTATTTCCTGAATCTGCTTTTCAACTCTGCTAGTCTCATCAATGCTTTTTCTTCTTCTTTTCCGACAAAATAATCCTCTAATGGAACGTAATTAAATAAAAATTCTGCCAAAAATAAATTTGCTTCGTTTTCTAGCTGGTTGGAAAATCCAAAAAAATTATCTTTCATAAAAGAAATATCTTTGCTTGGATGCTTTAATACGGCGTGTCCTAATTCGTGTAACAACACTATAATTATCATTAATTCAGAAAGTTTGCTATTAATTATTATTAGACTGACTCCAGCATTCCTTACGTGAAAACCTTTAATTTCTCCTAAGTCCTGAAATATTACTTCAATACCTGCTCTTTCGCAAATTTTAAAAGGATTCTTTGTTCTGTATTTTTCTATTAAATTTTTTACTCTTAATACAAAATTCTTTTTCATATTCCTCCAATAGTGGCTATTTTTTGTTTTTCTTATCCCTTTTTATTTCTTTTGATCTAAAATATGCGTTATTCAGAGCAAGCATTAACTTGTCCTTGTCTTCTTCCGAAACATTTTCGTCATTAAAGAAAAAGACGGCATTGTCTTCTAAAAATTTCTGTCTTTGAGCTTTCTCTCTTTTGTTTAGCCCTAAAATTCTAACATCATCTTCTTTTTCACTTAATAATCCAGCCAACTTATACATCTCAACCAGATTAAGTCCCAATATTTCAGAAATTCCTTTTAGAACTTCTGCTTTTATACTCTCTGTTATTCCGTTCTCGTAACGTGATAATGAAGATTCTGCATATTTTATTCCCTTTTGTTTCAACAATTCAGATATTTTATCTCTAGCTATATTTTTTTGTAGTCTTGTATCTCTTATTATCTTTCTTAATTTTTCTTTATCTTCCATATTTGTTACTCCTAATCTGCATTTTATAGTATATTATACCTTAAAAAATTGCATAGTTGCAACTTTTTTTGAAAAAATATCTTGCATTATTGCAAGTTATGTGGTATAATGATTTTGTAGATGAAAGAATATCAATAAACATCTATATTTTTTTCAAACATTTCCTTGCGTTATTGCAAGAAAAATTGTAAATAGGAGTTAATAAAAATGACAAAATTAGAAAAAGAAGTAAGAGGTATAATATTCGATTTACTTGATGACGAAGAACTAAATGTAAATGACAACGATGAAATTGAATACAGTCAAGAATGGCTGAACAACTGGCTCATGAGCTGGATATTGGACGGCTACACAACTAAAGAAGTTATGAAAATTCGTGAATATTTTGAGAATTTTTATTACGAAGATGAAAGAGAAGTTTGTGATACAGTCTATTACGAAGACTATAAAGGCGGAATGGACTGGTATGAAGAAAACGAAAGAATTGAAACATTTATTGTTGAAACTAAAAAGTGGGATAAGGAGGTGATATAAATGCAAGAGAAAATAACTGTTATAAACATTGAGATTAAAACTATTGAGGAATTAGAAGAAAAAATAAAAGAGCTGACTGAAAAATATCGAAATGAGCAAATCATTTTTAATATTGCAACAATCAGCCAAAACAATTAGTCAATAATATTAATTATTGCTTCAGGAGTAAAATCTACGTTTCCAGTAACTTTCTTTTTGGAATTTAAAACACCATAAACAATAATTTCACCATTATTATCTATTTCACCGTTGTGAGTTCCGTGAAGTAAATACTTAGAGTTATTGGAAACGTATACATTGCCAAAAAGTTTTCCGTGTAAAAAGAAAATACCAGTTTCAGCAATAATTACATTTCCGTTATGGGTTCCAAAATGTCTAACAATTGTTTTAGGTTCAACATATAAATCCCCCTTGGTAATTTTTGAAATATTCATAATACCTCCTTTCAGGTTAAGTTATTCAAGCCGTTCAACTCCTATTTGATTGCCAAGAAAAATAAAGAGGAGGTGTAAAGATGAAAAATGAAAAAATTATAAAAAAAGTAAATGAAGTATTAGAAATTTTCAAGGATTTGACAGGAGCAGAAAAAGATGCAGTTTTACAAATAAGCCAAATCCTTTTAGAACTTAATGCTGATGATTAGAGCTATTCTTGTCGATTTCATCAAGCTTATGATTAACGACATCAATTATATTAACTACACTATTTAAATCAATAGCTCCAGAAATTTTATGGACATTAACCCCATAAACTAATTTAGGATTAGCTTTTATAAGTTCAATAGCAACTTCAACTGCTAACTCTTTGTTAGATTTACTCAAGAAAATCACCCCTTTCTGATTAGTGGTTTAATTGTGCCACCTGCTCCTAAAATATTATACCCGTCAAGTTAATATTATATCTTAGGTGGTACAGTCAAGCTACTAATCGGGAACATATTCAAGCAAATCTTGAGTATTGCAATCTAGGGCTTTACAAAGTACATCAATAGTTTTTAAATCTATTCGAGTAAATTTGTCGTTTGTTATGTTTGATAAAGTTGTTCTACTTAAACCAGTTGCTTCTGCTAGTTTCTGAATATTCATTCTTTTTTTAGCCATTTGAACTGGAATATTATTAACAATCATTATTATACCTCCATAAATTGTATGTTTTGTAAATATTATACAATATTTTATACAATATTTCAAATAAAATATACAAAATATTTTATAAAAAATACTTGACACAATAAACAATATGTTGTATACTGATTTCAAGAAGTTGGATAAAACAAACAAATTCTTGAATACTTTGACGGGTATTAAAATAAAATTTTAGGAGGAAAAAAAATGAAATTACAAGTAAAAGAAGTAAGATTTAATGGAGAAAGAATTACAGCAATAAGGGAGAGTGGAAAAATTTATGTTTCGATAAAAAGTGTATGCAAAAATTTAGGTATGAATAAAAGTCAAGCAGATTACCAAATACAAAAAGTACAGAATGACGAACTTTTAGACAGTGCTTGTTATTTCAAGCACCTAGAAATAAACGGAATTACACAAAAAGGATTGATGCTAGAACTGGACTATTTACCAATATGGCTGGCAAAAATAAATCCAAGCAGATTTTCAGAAGAACTGAAAAAGCAACTGATTGAATATCAACTGAAAGCGAAAGATGTGCTGGCTGATGAATTTCTAGGAAAAAGAACATTGCCAGAAGTTCAGACAAGCATTGCAATGATACCTTTAAGCAAGGCTCACTACTGGGCAGAAATCAAGAGCATTGCCGATAACGCAAGCAAAGCGAGAAAAAGAACATATAAAAAATTATGCAAGCTCACACAGGATTTAGCAGCAATCACAAAGGAAGTCGATGATTTGGCTGGAATGACATTTGATGTAGAAGAATTATTAAATAAAATAGAAAACTAGGAGGAATAAAAAATGAATTTTGAATCAGTAACATTAGTAAACAGCAATAACGAGAAAGTAAAAAAAGAGAGAGAAGCTAAGAAGTTGAAAAACAGAATTAAGAGATTATTCAAAAAGTAATTGATGTTTTACCAAGCCCATAAGCGATTGTGGGTTTGGATAAGATATTATCTTAGGACAATCACAAGTGTTAATTTAATCGTGCTATCTATTACCCTGCATACCGTACACACAGTACACTGCTTGAAGTATGCAGAAAACTGGTATTTTCATTGCCAGCTCCTTTCTTTATTTATTATTTTTTTAACTTTTAAATAGATAGCACAATTAAGTTAATACAAAAATTTATTTTAGGAGGGATTTAAAGCTAATGAACGATTTAAAAATTTTACAGGCAAAAAGGACAATGACATCTCTAGAGATTGCAGAGATAACAGGAAAAGAACATTACAATATCTTGAGAGATATTAGAGATGAAATAGATAAATTAGGAACTCAAAGAGGACAACTCATTTTTGAAGAGTCCTATTACATCAATGAACAAAACAAACAACAACCAATGTATATCGCAAATATACAAGGAATATTACAGCTAGGAGCAAGATATAGTGCAGATGCGAGATATAGATTAATTGAGAAAGTTACCAAAAAAGAAATTTCACAAAACTATGTTAATAATGATTTAATTGATTTAGAAAAAGACAGGATAAAGCTTGAGAAAAGCAAAATTTTAAAAGAGCTTTCAAATACTATTTCAAACGAAAGATATAAAGAAACTTTAGTGATTTACAGTGCAAACGCTCTATACGACAAGCCAATTCTTGAACTTCCAACTGCTGAAAAGAAATCATACAGTGCAAGCGAACTATCACAATTAATAATGAACAAACACGGCATAAAAATATCAGGCAACAGGATAGGACGCTTGACAAACGAACATAATTTAAAAACTCAAGAATTCGGATACTGGGCATACGATAAATCAAGACATAGCAATAAACAAGTGGAAAGTTTCAGATATTACGATAATATCATTGAAGAAATTAAAAAATATATTTAGGAGGAACAATGACAATAACAGAACAACTGGAAAAGGAATTGGAGAGAATAGAATTTGAAAACTTTAAAAACGAATTGAAGCAATATTTATTCTTAAAAGTCAATTTGGGGGTTGATATAAATATAGAAAATAAAATAAAAAAACGAAAAAAGTTTTTAAATGATTTTGAAAAGGAAGTCGAAGAGGCGTTGCGTACAGGAAAAGTAAAATATACAATTGAAGAATTAAAATTATCTCAGAAAGGGTGAATATATGAAGAGAGATATCATGACAATAAAGGAACAGCTTGAAGCTGAAATGGATAAACAGGAAATTAAGGAACTGGAGGAAGAAAATGCTGACAACAAAGAGTGCAGTGAAATGGATAATTCTAATTGTAGCAACCACTCTAATGCAAATTGAAACAATCAGAATCAAAGGGCATTGGATAGTAGGAGGAAACATAGCATTTCCATTCTTAATGGCTATATTGCTTTGGTATATTCCAAGTAGAATTAGAGATTTTAAGGGTGTTTTAAAACCAAGAAAGGATTGATTTAAAATGTTTGATGATTATATAAAAAAGCAAAATACAAGTCTTGATTTTTTCAAGAATGCTGCTAAGAACTTGCAGGAGCTTAATAAGGAATTAAAACAAGACAACGATAAATGGGAGGAAAAGAATAATGAATATTTACGAAAAATTACAAAAGGCTAGAGTTGAATTGCAAAACTCAGGCTTGAGAATGGGCGGGCATAACAAATTCGCTGATTTCAAATATTTTGAATTAAAAGATTTTTTGCCAAAAGTGAATGAGATTTTTGAAAACTTAAAACTTTTTTCAAAATTTGATTTGCTAGAAAACGAAGGTGTATTAACTGTAATTAATACAGAGAAAACGGACGAAACAATCACTTTTGTAACTCCAAAGGCTGAAATAGTTTTAAAAGGACAGAACGGATTACAAATGATAGGAAGTACGCACACTTATTTAAAACGTTACTGTTATCTAAACGCTTTAGAAATAGTGGAAGACGATATGATTAACGCAACAATTGACAAAGATAAGCAACAAAATAAACCTAAAGAATATTCGGCAGAAGAGGAGAAAATCCAAAAAGCAGTTAAATATATAAATGAACATTTAAAAGGAAATGAAAAAGAGATAGATAAATATTTACTCGCTAATTCAACAGACAATTTAAGCAAAGTTCCAATTAAAGATTTAGAAAAATTATGTAACTATATAAAAAACAATAAGCAAAAGAAAGGAGCGTAAAAATGAACATAGCAATACTAATGGGAAGATTAACGAGAGACCCTGAACTAAAATATACATCAAATGGAAAGGCATACACAACTTTTACATTAGCTGTACAGAAAACAAAAGATGAAGCTGAATTTATTGATTGTGTAGCTTGGGAAAAGACGGCTGAAAATATAGCCGAATATTTTGGGAAAGGCAACAGAATATTAATACAAGGACGTTTAAGTGTAAGCAGTTACGAGCAGAACGGAGAAAAGAGAAAATTTACAAGAGTTTTGGCAAACACTTTTGAGTTTATTGACAGCAAAAACAGTGGTAACAGTCAAAATAACAGCAGAAATCGTTATGATTCTGATGAAGATGAAGGGTTTCCTTTTTGATAAGAATAAGAAACGATAGTAAGGAGAAAACAAAATGAATAATTTGAGTTTAATAAAATATGAATTAAAAGAAATAAATAATATAATAAATTTTTTGGATAACCAAAATAACGAATTGGACGAACAAACAATAAATGATACAAAAGAAAGCGTTTCGTTGCTATTAGAAGAAAAATCGGATCAACTGGAATTACTATTGAAAGATTTAGAATTAAAAGCAGAAAAATGCAAAGAAATTGCTGATTTTTATACTAAAAAAGCAAAACAAGCAAGCGAAAGAAAAACAGCACTAAAAAGTTTGATCTTAGAAGCCATGCAAGGATTAGATGTTAAGAGAATAGAAACTGAAACAGGTACATTTACAATTAAAAATAACAATCCGTCTTTAGTGATTGACGACAAAAGTTTAATACCAGCAAAATTTATAACTATGGTTCAGAGTGATAAAATAGAAAAAGAAGAAATCAAAAAAGCAATTAAGAACGGAGAAGAAATTGCGGGAGCACATTTGGAGACTTCACAAAGTTTACTTGTAAGATAAAAGAGAGGGTTAATTGAGGGTATTTTAAAACAAAACAGGAGGTTTAAAATGAGAAAAATAAAATTTAGAGCCTGGCTTAAAGAAGACAAGAAAATGGTAAATGTTGAAACAATGGATTTTACAGATAAATCAATACAATATCTGGAAAAGAGTGAATTTATTAATGCGTATCTTTTAAGAAGAGTGAGCTTTGATGATGTTAAATTAATGCAGTATACAGGAATTAAGGACAAAAATGGCAAAGAAATTTATGAAAATGACTTAATTTCTTGTAACAAACACAAAAATATAGTCGTGTTTTTCGAGGGCGGATGTTTCAAAGTTAAATATTTAAGAAACTCTACAACTACTATAACGTGTACATTAAACAGTTTCTTGGAAAAATATAAATGTAAAATTTCAGGAAATATATATGAACCTCCTGAATTGCTGGAGGAAAACAATTGATAAAACATGCTGAAATTTACAAAATCAAAATTGAAAATGAAATAAGATATGTAGCGAAAGTTTTCATTGATAGAGAAGAAATAGAAGATGAAAGTTTTAGCAGTCTAACATTTGAGGAAACTGCTAAACACATATTGAAAGATTGTGTTATATCGAATTATTTTGACATGACAGAAATGGAGGAATGATGAAAATAAAGAAATATTTTTATAATGCTAATGATATTATGAAAATACTAGAAATAAGTTTAAGCCAAGCATATAAAGTGATTAGGGAGTTAAACGAGGAATTAAAGCAAAAAGGAATACGTGTGCAACGTGGAAAAGTAGCGATTGAATATTTCAATGAACGCTACAAAATTGCTTAGGAGGTATTCATATGTCCGTTTACAAAGAAAAGAATGATAAAAAATGGAAAGTTGAAATAAGAACGGTTGATTCAACAGGAAAAGCAATTAGAAAAAGAAAAAGTGGTTTTAACACAAAAAAAGAAGCAATATTGTGGGAACAAGAATTTTTAAATAAACTTGCTTCAAATTCAAATATAACGTTTAAAACTATGTGGGGAATTTACTTAGAAGATTGTAGACTAAAAGTAAAAGACAGTACGATTATTAGAAAAATACAGTTAATGAATAATTATATACTTCCTATTTTCGGAAATATTTTGATGAATGAGATAAATACAAACCATATCAGGAACTTTCAAAACGAACTTCTAGAAAAAAAACTTTCAAAAAATACTCTTAGAATTATTGAAAGCCAAGCGAAATGTGTATTTAATTTTGCAGTAAAATATTACAATCTTGAATCTAATCCTATGTCTAAAGTAAAGACAATTGGTTCAAGAAAAAATACTAGGGAATTTTCTGTTTGGAGTTTGGAAGAGTTTCAAAAATTTATATCAGTTATAGAGGATATACAGGATGTTGTGTTTTTTTCACTGCTATTCTGGACAGGTATGAGAGTTGGCGAAGCAATAGCTTTGAATATTAAAGATGTGGATTTTGAAAATAAGAAATTAAATATTAATAAAACAGTTTCAAGAAGTTTTAATGGAGATATTATAACAAAAACAAAAACAGAGAGTAGTATTCGTAAAATTGCACTTACAGATAAAACACTTGAATTATTAAAAAAACAAATAAATAGAATTTATAAGCCAGCAAACAGCCAAAGATTGTTTGATTTTGGAAGAGGATATGCTAGAAAAAGGTTTCTTGAATATGTAGAGCTATCTAAAGTTAAAAAAATAAGAATGCACGATTTAAGGCATTCTCACGCAAGTTTTTTAATTCAAAAAGGTGTAAATATTTTAGCCATTTCCAAAAGGCTTGGACACGAGGACATCAAAATGACATTAAATACCTATGCTCACTTGTATGAAGAAGAAAATAAAAGAATGATAGATATTTTGAACAAAATTTAAAAATTTTATTCTGCCCCTTTTTTACCCCTTTTAGCAAAATAAAAAAGTTGTATAATTCTCTAAAATAAAAGGGATATTCACTTTTAATGGAATATCCCAAACATCTGAATTAATTTTTAATTTATTATTTAACTAGCATAACTGTAGGAACACTAGGCACTCTAAATCCTTCTGGATGTCCAGGTGTCGAATTTCCTAGCCAATCGTAGATAAACTTGATCTGATCATCATAATGTCTTATACATTTATGAGATTCTGGATAAGTTCCAATTTTTTTAGCTGTCGCAGCTTTTCTTTGCTCTCTTGTATTTTTAGGTTCAAATAATGATGGAATACTGTGCATATAACCTCCACCACTAAATCTTACGGCATTTTTTGCATCTCCTACAACTGCCTTGTTATCTGAACCTGTATACTGCATTACAGGTTTAGAGTAAGCAATTAGGAAAGTTCCATAAGGTGTGGCAAATGAATTTCCAGCGTCTTTTCCAGTAGTTACAAATGAAGAAGTTACTACATTCCAGTTATCTCCTGCTTTTTCTATAACCATTTCATTCTGACTTGCTCTGTCAACATAGATAAATCTTGTTATTTCGCCAGTAATTCCTGCATCTTTCAAATATCTTTTTGTAGAAGGTTTTAAATAATAAGTACCGTTATCATAGGCATCTATTTTAACTTTTACGTATTTATCATTTTCTTCTTCCACAATCATAATTGTTCTATCTGGAATATTTATATAATCCTTAAAACTTTTATCTGTATAACCAAATTCACTTTGATTAGCACGATTTCCAAATTTATCTCTTTTACCTGATTCCCCTCCTCCAAGTGGAACATAATCATCTAAGACATATATTTTTTTATTGGCACTAACTGCTTCCTTTATAAACTTATTTGTCTTCTCAACTTTTGCCATCATGTCATTCCAGTCAAATTCTCTTTTTTCAACAGCTGATTTTGGAATATAACCTATTTGATTATCAAAAAATACTTCATACCATTCATCTGATTTATTTCCAGCATTAGTTTTAACGATACCAGTTGTTTTGTATTTATGAGAATATGCTGCTGATTTTATAGCTTTTGCATTAGAATTTGGTTCTTTTCTTATATTTGTTGCTTCTTTTACAAAAACAAATTCATCCATTTCTTTTGGCGAATGTTTGTCGTATTGAAAATTGAATGTTAAGTTTTTTGGTCTTTGTGTATTAAATTCTTTAATATATGAGTATTGTCCTCTTGATGAATTTGTATTTTTTCGTGCTTCTATAGTTTCTTTTGTCTCTTTTTCCTTTGATTCATTTTCTTTTTTTTCAATTACAGAATTTTGAACCTTTTCCATATTAGACTGCTTTGAAGTTTCTACAGGCTTGGTATTTTCTATAGTTTTGTTATTTTTCTGATTTCCTTTAGAATTATCTTCATTTTTTTTTGGCGAAACTGGCTTTTTGTCCATTTCATTAGTTTTTATGTCTTTAGCTGGCTGCACTGTTTCTTGCTTCTTTTCTGGTTTTTGAGTCTGTGTTTTTTGCTTTTGTGCAGATGTAACTCCGCTTTTTTTTGGATATTCTGTTATAAATCCTTTTATAAAAGTGTCAAATTTTGCTTCAAATTCAGATTTAGTTATTGTTTTTTCTACACTTTTTCCTTTTACAAATTTAGCTTTTTCATTAAATACATAAGGAGTAAATTTTAAACGTACATTATTTCCTTCTACTGCATAATCTACATCTATTTTATCCTTAATTCCATCTCCATCTAAATCAGGCTCCAATGAAATTTGTTTCCATTCTAATTTTTTTACTTCCTTCGGTGCTGAAAAAGCATTAATTGACATTATAGAAAGTATTGCTAATGCCACCATTGAAAATTTCATTTTTTGTAAATTTATTTTATTTATCATAAATTTATTTCTCCTTATTATTTATTTTAAGGTTATTTTATAAAACTACTGCTATTACAGGCTCTTCAGGTATTGTATTATCTCTATCCTTGATTTTACTGTCTGCATTTATCCATCCAACAATAAATTCAATCTGATCATCAAAATGTCTTACACATTTATGAGAATCTTTATAAGTTCCTATTTT